GACGCCGGCGATGTACAAGATTTAAATCATTTAAATAAAATCTATGAAGTGTGCAGGCAGACCCCGGACACCAAGCACTGGATGCCAACCCGTGAAGCGTGGATCAAGGACCACCTGGCCAGCAAGCCAGACAATCTTGTTATCAGGTTTTCACCTCCAATGATTGGACAGCGTAACGATACCTGGCCCAACTCTTCAATGGTGGTGATTGAAGGCGCCAGCTGTCCAGCACCATCTCAGGGCGGTAAGTGTGGCAGCTGTAGACAATGCTGGGATCCTGCTGTAAAAGTAGTTTCATACGGTAAACACTAAAATGTTCAGACACCCAAAATATTATAAAGAATTACGCAAGCGTAATAAGGCGCTGCGGTCGTGCGATGCTTACTTGAAAGAGAATAGCAATTACACCGAGCGCCAACAATCGGATCAGGCTATTAGCTTAAGAGCTCGCGACGGCGAGTGCGAGCGTACGCCTGATTCGGGCCTCAAGCGACAAGCCTCAAGCGACAAGCAGCAAGCCTCAAGCAAACCTGAACCAGTTCTGGTTCAGCAATCCTCAAGCAACAAGCGACAAGCCTGAAACCCGGAGGCACAAGCCTCAAGCTTCAAGCCACAAGCCACAAGCTCCCTGATCCTAGAACCACGGTACATGGATATTGGAGAAGTTTTAGGGGGCAAAGGACCGAGGGTCTTTGCCATGATAAATGTGTTGTTAGGATGACGTGTATGGAAGGCAATTTGGTGTGCCGAAAATTTAATTTTTTTACCTTTTGTTACCTTTAATTCTATAGTACGAAAGTGCCCAGAAGTATTACAGACCAATAGATCAGGAGTCCCAAGTAAGCTATTGTTTTCAATTCGAATAAGAGAAAATTCTTTAAAATTTCTTTTAATTTGTTGGTAAAATTTAGCCTCTGGACCCATGTAGTTTTTGAGGGAAGGTTGTCATTCATTACGCGCCCGGCGTACGCAATTTATCAGGTATAATTATACTAGACGCTTCACCTATTTTCATAACAAGACGATGCGATTGATGGTTATTTTGTAACCCAAATATAGTTTGACTGTTCTCGTGTACTTCCATTTTTTTAATTTCATGTAATTGTCCTTTTACCTCTACAAAAATAACAGCATCACTAATGGCATTACCTTGGCCTGATGCAGACTTATCTCTAGCTGTAAAAGAAGATAAAAATTGTTGTAAATCTCTTACTCTCATTTTTTATTCTCTGCAACAAGTCTTTCAATTTCTTTTTCTAATTCTGCTATTACTCTTACTTGATCAACAAGTTTAGCACCTAACTCTTCTATAACTTTTTTATAACCATCGGCTAAATTTTGTGTCTTAATCCATTCAGATTCTTTTTGTTTGTATGCCCAAATTTCTTTCTTGTGTTGCTCTATTATAAAAGTTAAATCTAACGAACTTCTATCTTCTTTAGGATCAACTTTGCTTTCATTTTCGTGTGTCATATCTTCTCCATGTTCTTTCAAATGTGTATATGTACGCTTGTCTTTCATACCTTGACTTTATAGGATGATTACCTTAAAAAGTCAATATGGGAGTTCCAAAAAGATTAACAGAAATGCAAAAAAGATTTGCTGAGTTATTGGTATTTGGTGGACCAGACGGACCACTATCTAAATCAGAAGCAGCAGAGATGGCAGGGTATTCACCTAAGAGAGCGCGTGTTGAAGGCAGTGAATTAACTAATCCAAGACATGCACCACTTGTTGTACAGTACATCGGTAAACTACACGAAGAGAGATTACAAAAACATGAAGTGACTTATGCAAAACACATAGCTGAGTTAGATAGAATTAAACATGCAGCTTTGAAGAAAAGTTCTTTCTCAGCAGCTGTAAACGCTGAAACAAATCGTGGAAAAGCAGCAGGATTATACATAGACAGGAAAATAATAAAAACAGGTAAACTAGAAGAAATGTCAGAGGAAGAATTAAGAATGAAGAGAGCAAAAATACTAGAAGATTACAGCGCTCTTTTGAATATGAAGACTGTTGAAGGTGAGTCAGAGGACGTTAATGAATCTTCGTTATCTTCTTCACACAAGAAGTTGGAAAAACCGATCTCTCAG